ATGAATTTTGAGAGGTGTTATATGTTTACAAATAAGAAATTAATTCGATTTGGTTTATCGTTGTTTGTATTTTTAGGAATCATTAATTTTACAATCAGCTATTTCCAAACATATCTTGAAACAGCAGCAGATATCAAATGGGTAATTCCAGAAATTTGGAAAACTATTTTACTAGATGTTCCTCAAGGTATACTTGTTCTTTTAGGCGCAATTGCTTTATATGATTTCACAAAAGAGGCATCACAAAAAGACGCATCAATCTAAGTGTGTCTTTTTTCAATTAGGAATTTCATAGAGAGTTTTGTTGGAGAAATAGAATGAAAAGCCCTAATAAGGGCTTTTTTCTTTGTAGGAATTTTTTATCCGTCATAGAAACCGGTCACTAGGAGATGTTATAGCGAAACGCATTTACATTACAGAAAAATCTAAGCGGCAGACGGGAATATATAGGATATGGCAACATAATTATTGAGAAATTAATTGAATTTATTAGGTATGAAGATATGACGCTAGAATTCATATTTTTTAATTTTTATTTATCCCGCATTAAAGGGCTGTTCGTAAAAGCCTGATTGGTGAGGGCTAATAATCAGCGGGGGATGAACTCCCCCCCACTGATTAAAGTTTCACTTTATAAAAATGAGCCCATAGTAAAAATAGGTATATGAACAAGGTGCATCATCTAGTGATAAGTCATACTTTGTTGGTGTACGTATTGAACTTAGTTTATAGCGCTATTTCTACTTAGATGTAACGAACAGGAATATAGGGAAGTATCGATGAGGTTGTATTTTATAAACGGAGGATATGAAAATGAATCAGTTTCAACAAGAACTACAAGCGTTAAGCCTTAATGATTACCGGTCTGGAAATATTGTCTATTGGGACCAGCAAAACCAATATCCATATTACTATATTGAAGATGCTGCTCGTCGCTGTGGCGGTTGTGGTCGTTGTGGCGGCTTCCGTTGTGGTGGATTCCGTTGTATTGGTTGCTTCGGTTGTATTGGTTGCGGAGGCTGTGGCGGTTGTGGTGGTTGCTCTAACTGTTTTGATGGTTTTACTGATACTACCGGTACTATTGTAACGTATGAATATTGATAACATCTATCTTGCTAGTTGCGGGCAGTAACATCCCCCAAAAAATTCAGCGAGAGCAAAGAGAAGTTAGGTGGCGGACTGCCCATAAAAGCCCGATTGGTGAGAGCTGATTAAAGTTTCACTTTATCAATTAAAAAACATTAGTTATATGTACGTGCCGACAAAGAATATAGCCATTATTAATGGATATATTCAATCATTCAAGTGAAAGAGTAACAATAAGATATATAGATGTAATCAAGATGTGATGGATAAAGCAATGACTAGATTTAAAATCTAATCATTGCTTTTTTCTTATGGTTTTATCATCAAATATCTGTCTGGTTTAGGGATTGATTCCTTCTAGCTAATGAATTCATTACAACTTTGTAAGGTTAATGTAATGTTAATCGATAGTAAGTGAAGATGCTTGAGTGTAATTTAAATAAGATTAAAAAGTACTGTTTATCTATAAAATAATTGGGTAAATAATATGTAATTAGGAAGTGTATGAATATGATTGAACTAAAATCTATTATCCATTCGTATAAACTAAAGAGAAAAATAGCTAAAGATTTATACGGAAAAAGAGATGAATTGACACTGTTATTAAATGAATTTAATAAAATGAAATGTACAGTAACATCTGAAAAGAAGAAAAACAATATATTATCTCGTTTGCAACTAATTTATCAAAATATGAAATTAGATAAGCAGTATCCTCTATCAGTTGCTTTTGATAGTAAATTATTGGAGCGATTAGAAAAAGAACCTCTACATACTATTGAGGATGGTGTAACATGTTTACATCTAATGTTAGATGTGAATTATGAGAAAATAAAACAATATGGTTCGAGTACAAGTAGGTCATTTGTTCCATTATCGCAGTCTTCTATTTGTCTTGCTGATTGTATTTGTTTAACAGGAGTTGTAGTAGGTTTACTAGGAGCAATTTCATTTTGGGGATTACTGTTATCTATATGTTCAATTGCATAAAGGTTCATATTTGTAAAAAGGGCACCGAATTAAGGTGTTCTTTTTTGGTTTTTTTGTAAAGTTATTGTAAATGATAAGTACAATGCATTATATATAATGTATAATTCGAATGTATTGAAATACAAATATAATAGAGGTGTTATACATGATAATTACTTTGAATTTTTAAAAGAGTCGGTTTGATAATAATTTATGTAGATAAACAGTTTTTACGTTTCTTTTAAATACTTGGTTTAAATGGATTAGATTAAGTAACTATTGTTCTAGCTTTTTGATAATCAAGACAACTGAAGAAAGGAAGGAATCATTTTATGAAAAAATTAAGGCTGCTAACATTTGAAAATATAGTAGAACCCCTTTTAAATGAAAAGGTATCATTTATATACTTTCCTATTGAATGGCTGGACATCGTAGAGATACATTATAAGACATTTTTATTAACGAGTAAGTTGAAACGTTTGAATGAAAGATTGTATGATATGTTTTCGGATATATTGTTTATTCAGCATAACCCATACGTATTAAATGAAAATACACCATGGATTGTATCGAAAGAACCTATTAGACAAGAGCAGCTCGATTATATTTTTCAAAGTTGGTATGAGATTATTCATGATTGGAAACCAAATAGATTAGTAGAACCACCAAAATATGAATGGCAATCCGATTTGATTTCTAATTTGCCAGTACTACATGATAATGAAACGTATTCTAAGTGGGTGCCCGCTTTAATCTCACATATTTTTTGTGAGCGTCCTATATATTTAAAAAATACAAATGAAGAAGAAATCTATTTTTCCCCTCTTAGATCACAAAATATTTGTGAGGCGATGTCAGGGCCGATAAAAGATGAAAAAACACAAGATTTTTTCTCCTATGTATATCGATTCGAATGCATAACCCGCGGTGGTGAGAACGCTCCATTATTAAATATTTCAATAGGGATTCGGAGATTTTATCAAGAATATAAGATGATAGGTCAAACAAACCTTGATATGACAACGTTTGTTTGACTTTTTTTGATAAAATGCAAACATTTTGCAAACATAGGTTATCCAAAGATACTTTTACCGAAGTTTTTAACTGCTTCTTCCTGCATATTCGGTAAAACATGAGAATAGACACTTAATGTCATTGAAATATCTGTATGACCTAATCGCTCACTAATGATTTTAGGGTTAACTCCTTGTTTCAATAGTAGAGTGGCATGTGTATGTCTTAAATCATGGAATTTAATTTCTTTTATACCTACTTTGTGTGTCATCCTAATGAAACTTTTTCTGAAATGTGCTCTTTTTATGATTCTTCCAAACTCATTACAATTTATTAAATCTTGATCTAGATAAGCAGAACCAAACTTTAATTTCTCTTTATTGATTAAAATTTTATGTTTTTTTAACGCTGCTATTGTTTCATTAGGTACAGGAATTGTACGTTTTGATGAATTTGTTTTTGCAGTTTTTTTGATTTTATTGTCATGACCAGATGTTTGATTTATTGTAACAGTATGTTTTTCAAAATCAATGTCCTGCCATCGTAACCCTAGAACTTCTCCCAGACGCATACCTGTAGTTATTGCAAGTAGATACCCAATGTGATATCGTGATTCTTGTGAATGAGCTAAAAACTTTTTTACTTCTTCCTCTGTCCAAGTCTGGATAGGGTTTTTTTCTTTTTTAGGTATCTCAGCAAAATCTGCTGGATTTCGAGAAATAATATTTTGTTTTACGGCCAGGTTTAAAGCGCTCTTTAAAATTCTATGCATAAGCAGAATCGAATTGTTTGCAATCCCTTTATCTATCGCAGTCTTATAACATTTTTGAATGTGTATAACATTTAATTTATGGAGCGCAACCATTCCTATACTAGGTATAACATGTTGGTTGATAAATGCCTTATAGCCAGCAAAGGTACTCTTTTCTATGCTCATACTTTTAATTTCTAGCCAATGATTTAGATAATCTTTTAACGTAACTTTAGATGGTTCTATAAAAGTTCCTTCATTCAACTCTGTAATCTTCTTTGCCACATCGGCCTGTGCTTCTTTTTTTGTCTTATATCCAGAAAACCACTTTTGTCTTCTTTTTCCTGTCTCTGGATCAGGACCGATATCAATAACGATGCAATATTTATTTCCTCTTTTTCGAATATGTCCTTTCACTTAAAACACTCCTTCATTTTGTTTTGAATCATGTTGTATAAGTCTAGTTGTAATTTTGCTGCTATGAAAATTACATGTTTGGACATATCAGCGATGGGTATATTTTACCATATTTAGATTGCTATTAAGGAATAAAAAAAAGAGCCATAGGGCCTCTTTTTTTGCTGTATTCATGGAAATAAAATTAAAAGCGTTTGATAAATAGCTGCAATAGTACATGTAATGGGGTAGTTAAAATACTAGCTAACCATTATATATATTAAGTTTAATGAGTGGAAGAGATATTATTGTTATCCAATATAAGAGAATACTTTGTTATATTAATTATTAAACTTTCTCAATAATTTTCAGATTAGCAAATAAATAAAATTCCTAATTTTTGTGATATTATGAAAATAACTAAAAAATGGACATAAAAAAGACCCATGACTGTGTAAGTGGTGCTGCAACACCCCTACACCGTCTCCCTAACCACAGTAGGGAAAACAACTGTCATAAGTCTTCGTACATTAGTATAACACACAACTTAGATATAATGACACGTTTCTCTGTAAATGTAAAAACTAGGGATGACGTGTCTTTTGTCCATAAGGAGGACAAAGATTGTGCAAGTTTTATTGGATTTTAACGATATGCAAGAAAGTCTAAAATTATCCGGTTATACAAATAGGAAGTTAGCGATGCGTTTTAAAGTAACACACACAACTGTAAATAGTTATTTTAATAAAAAGGGTAAATTTGATTTTATGCACTTTGTGGATGCACTTAGGTTATATAAGCCTAAAGATATTAAGTTTAGAAGAAACTGCATCAAAGAGTGCATACCAACACTTTCACACAAAAATTTAAAATTGGCATTAGAAGTGTTAGATATGTTTGGAGAATATGAACTTCAAGATATGATTATGCAACAGATAAATAAATTTAAGAGCAACCAAACAGAGACCGAAAAAGAAATGAAAAAAGGTATTTCGAAAACAGTACGAATAAACTTAAACTTGGTTCCTTTATATCAAACATTGCGAGAAAGAAGTGAAAATACGATTACACCTAAGGTGTTCTTTGAAAAAGTTGATAAAATGAGAAAAAATCAAAAATATATTGATAATGAACTTGTAATAATGTTGATTCTAAACACAATATATTCTTTTTTTGATTTAGGTAATTACAAGATGGTGAATGAATATATTCAACAATTATTACCTGATATTATAAAAATTAAATGTCGCTCTTTAAGAGATTCATTTTTGTTAAGAATAAAAGAAATGGAGATTTTTGTGAATCTTCATGAAAATAAGTTAAGAGAATCTCGTCAACAATGTTTTGATATAATAAACGACGAGACAAATTGTTATGTCAGTACTAAGGCGGTAGCGTATTGTAAAATCGGAGAAAGTTATGTTTTCTCCGATTATCAGAAAGCTAAAGAGTACATGGAAAAGTCACTAAAAGTTATTGGTGATCCACCTAATAAGAAACTAGAATTAAGGAGAGAAAAAGTACTTAATACACTTTTGTTTTTAAGGATATACCATAAGAGAGATTTACATACTATTAACTTTGATGATTTAGATCAAGCCGAGAGAGCCTTTTTATATGTAAGGTTAGGTGAGAATGAAAAAGCAATTAGAATTTTACAGACCTTAAAAAGTAACAACGGTTATCTTAGTAGTTTTCAATTGTATTATATGGGGCTTGCGGTTGGAGGCGAAGAAGGGAAAAGATACTTAGAACTATCCCTTGAAAGTTTTTCTAAATCAGGTGATTTCTTCTATATGTTTCTACCAAAAGAAGCATTGAAATGTTATAATTAAACTATACATAAAAGGTGGTGAAGCACTTGAAAAATAAGTTTGTAAAAGTAGTGTTATCTATTGTAGTTGTAGCTTGTTTTTCTATCACAACTTTTCAAGTGACAGAAAAAGATAAAGTACAAAGCGCTAAAGAACAAAAAACAATTCTATACATGATTGATCCAGGTCCCGGAGGCGGATAATTATATAAATACAAGAAATGACACTATCTATTAGATAGTGTCATTTCTGCTTTAAAGGGAATGGAAACATTTTGACTGGAACGACAAAAACTTTCCACTTTTAGAAAGGCCACGTATAAATAACAGGATGCAAGGGGGAACTAGTAGTGACAAAAGAAGAAATTGTAATGCTATTCTTAGATACAGTAAAGGAATTCGCTCCTGAAAAATTAGAGGAATATATTGCAGAGATTAAAAAAAATAGCCTATCCTAATTCGAGAGGCTATTTTTCCATTTTCTTATGATGTTTATTCAGAGCTTGAGCAATAGCTAACATCTGGTCTAATGCCATATCTTCTTTATCTTTTGGAAGAGGTTCTAGCCATGCCATAATTTCTTTAAATTTCTCGTATTTATTATCATCCTTGTTTGCTTCGTTATTTTCTCCATATAAGTAGTTCACAGGAACGGCAAATCTTTTCGCTATTTTTTCTATTGTCTCACGACTTGGGAAGGCTTTTCCATTTTCGAATTTTGAAACGGTACCCTTAGTAAGATCTACTTCTTTACCAAATTGTTCTTGGTTCATTTTATGTTCTAAACGAATTTGTTTTATTCTATCTTTCATATCCATAAAAAAACTCCCCTTATTAAGACTTTTCGGTAATCCTAAATCCTATTAAGTTTATTATAAAGTTTCCTGACAAGAAACGTAAAGAATAAAAAAGTTTCCTATTCTGAAATTTTTTATAAAAAACACTTGAAGTTTCATACAATGAAACATATAATGAACTTGTAAGCATCAGAAGGGAGTGATCAGATGCAAACCGATACACCTAAAACAGAACTTCAAAAAGCATTTGAAGAATCTGGACTTAAATATCATGAACTAGCTAAAAGGGTAGGGATATCGAAGTCATACTGCTATAAAATAATCAATTGGAATTTAAGGATTTACTATGATGTAGCAGTTAATATATCTAAAGTATTGGGAAAGGAAACAACTATATTATTTAAGGAACAAGAAAAAAATTTTAAACAATAAGTTTCATTGTGTGAAACTTATTTAAAAGGAGTGAAAGAAAATGGGTTTAGAACAATTTATTAAAGAATCTATTCGTGAAATTGTAAGAGAGGAAATTAGATCAGCAATAGCTGACTTACAACAACAAGCACAACCAAATAAGGTTATGCGAGTAAAAGAAGCCGCAGCTTATCTCAACATTGCGGTTTGCAGAATGTATGAATTAGCAAATCACCCTAGGTTTCCAGTGATAAGAGAAGGGCGTAAACTACTTTTTCTGCAAAAGGATTTAGAAGCTTGGCTTGAGGCACAAAAGGAGGTGATTTAGTGGAAGATACAACATCATTAGTTATATTCGCAATGTTTATCGCATGTAGTGCATGGTTGCTTTACATTACTTACGAACCAATAAAACAATGGGCTTGGAGTGACGTAGAACAAAATAAAAAGACCCACGGCAATGGGTCCTTTTCTAAAAAATAAGTTGTTCTAAGTATACCACGGAAAGTAGGGAAATAGTACATGGATTTAATCGAATATCAAGTGCTATTACCTAATAAGTTTTGGGACTTAGCAAAAAGCAAAGATGAATTAAAACAGATGATACAGCAATATTTCAGTGTTTGTTATCCGCATTATAGAATTCAACGAATTATCAAAAGCGGACAAGCATATATTGCAATTTGTACTAGGAGGTAAAAAGATGGCGATATTTAGACAAGTACACACTTCATTTTGGAATGATGTGAAAGTGCAAGAAGATTTCACACCAGAAGATAAGTACTTTTTCTTATATTTATTAACTAATCCACAAACTAAACAAATTGGTGTGTATCAAATAACAAAAAAACAAATGGCTTTTGAAACAGGTTATTCACATGAAACTATAAAGGCTTTGATGCAACGTTTCGAAGACTATCACAAGATAATAAAATACGATAATGAAACCAGAGAATTAGTCATTTTTAATTGGGGAAAATACAACCTAAAAAAAGCTGGAAAACCAGTTGAAGATTTAATTAAGAAAGAATTAAAAGAAGTGAAAAATATATCTTTGTTGATTCCAATCTGCAAACATATAGAGCAAAAGTCCATAAAGAAGCTAATTGAAGCGTTTATTCACGACTCGTATAACGATACGTTAACGAACCGTGGCACGATTGGGGGACAAGAAGAAGAAGAAGAACAAGAAAAAGAAATAGAAAAAGAAGAAAAAGAAGAAAAAGAAGGACCTTTAGTAGTAGAAAATCTCGCAATCGATTTTTATATGAAAAATTTCGGACATATCTCTCCATTCATGGGAGAAGAAATTAATCAATGGATAGATGAACTTAATCAATCTTTAGTAGTAGAAGCAATGAAAATTACTTTAGAAAACAATAAACGTAATTGGTCTTATACAAAAGGAATTTTAAAAGATTGGCATCAACAAGGCTTTAAAACAATTCAAGATGTAGAAGTAGCACAAGCATCATTTCGAAGACAACAACAAAGCAAAAAGTGTACTGGTAAAGGTTATGCTAATCGAACTGAAGTTGTACCAGATTGGTTACATCAACAGAAAGAACCTAAACCATTGCAACAACCACAGCAAACACCAAACGAAAACCTAGAGGATAATAAGAAACGTTTGGATGAGATTCTAAATAAATATAAAAATACTAAAGGAGAGTAAGGTATGAAAAACACAGGCGTTGCAAGAAAAGTGGACGAGCTAGGTCGTGTAGTAATTCCAGTAGAGTTACGCAGAACTTTAGGGATTGTCGAAGGTACGGCACTAGATTTTTATGTCGATGGGGAAAACATTGTTCTAAGAAAATATGAAAAGTCATGCTTTGTAACGGGTGAAGTTTCCGAAACCAACATAGAGTTGCTAGGTGGCCGAATGTTTTTAAGCAAGGAAGGGGCAATTGAATTACTGGATCTTATTCAGAAGAGTGGGATGGCACATGCCTAAGCAACTAAACATTTTCGATGTAGAGCCAGCAATTTGTGAGTTTGATGTAATGAAGGCAAATGTGAAGAGAGGAACTGGACGCACTACATACGCTGACGTACGCGTCCAAGTTCCAACGAATGCAAAGTGTACGGATGAATTACCACGCACAACTAAACAAGATGATCGCTTTGATATTTTTGAACAGTATGTAATGGCAATTTGGAGATTTCATAGAGCTGTAGATAAGTTTTTCAATTGGGATATAGCTGAAGAATTGTGTAAGGCAGCAAGGGATAAAAAAGAAATAATTCCGGTAAGAGTTTATTTAGGAAGTGGCTTTAAACCTGATGTTGTTGAGTACATGCGGTAATAAAAGGAGAGATAGACATATGAAAAAAGTAGAAATTGATGTTAGTAGCAACAAACTTTATATAGTCAAAGATGGGAATGTTACGACAGTTAATCCACCAATCAGTGGATTCGGTGAGCAAGTCGCAGTTTGGATAAACGGTAAAGTTGATCGTGTAGATACTAAGTTTACTGAAAAGATAAAATAATCATTTTTAGAAAGTGGGTTCGCCTATGAGTGTAGCAAGAAGTCATGAAGCGATGAAGGAATCACGTTTGAAAATATACATTGCTTTAGAAGAAGCTAACTTCATTTGGGATGAAAGAGATGTAATTCGTTTTCGTGAAATGTGGAATCAAGGTATGAGTTTACCAGAAATGGCGGAAGCGCTAAGGAGACATCATGCTGAGGTTGCGCTCCTTGTAATAGATCAGGCTGATAAGTATTTAATTAAAAATCGTCCGATAGGATTAGGAATTTGCTAAATAGGAAGGGGAAATCAAAATGAACTTAACTAGAATATTCGGAATGCAAGAGGTATTGGATACAAGAATTATTAAGGAGCATGGATTGGAAGGACAAAATTTATTTTACAATATGATCCTTGCTTTACAGGTTGAAATTGGAGAACTTGCAAATGAAACAAGATGCTTTAAGCATTGGAGCAATAAAGGGCCTAGTGAAAAAGAAGTTATTTTAATGGAATATATAGATGGATTTCATTTTATAGCTTCACTAGGGAATGGCATCAGATTTAATCCTAATGAATATAGCCTGAAATTATTAGAACATAATGCAAACGTCTATACGGCAAGTACGTTAGTCAATCAATTTAACAATGTATATGAAGGTATATCGGAATTTCGTGCAACTCAAGATATTGAGCTTTATGAAGAATTATTGTACTCGTTTTTAGGGTTAGGTAAGAAATTAGGATTCACATTTGAAGAAATTGAACAAGGTTATTACAAAAAGAATGAAGTGAACCACCAGCGCCAGGATAACGGATATTAAGACCAAATTTGAATTTTATCGAAAAAGAGCACTATTAGAATAGTGCCCAACTTCAATTTGCAGAAGTATTATGAGGAAACTTAAGTAGGTGGCTTAAGTTTCTCTGTAATAATTATGAATCTGTGATTAGAAAAATGCCCATTTTTTAAAGTGGAGTTAAGGGGTATTTGTATGTATTGAAATCCTTGTTGAAAATTTCTTTAACTAATTGGGTAGCTTCCACATCATAAAAACTATCGTATGTTGGGAGTCGTGGAAATAGAGGATTGGTAATATCAGCATCTGCATAGTTACCTTTAAAAATTGCTTTGTCTTTTTGATGGTGCCATGATTTAGTCAATATGTGTAGAGGAGAGGTTTTTAATTGATAGTTTTTTTCGAGATTTTTAATTTCAGTAGAGAAATTTTCAAGGTAAATATAATTTGTAACAAATTCTTCCTCACCTTGCACATATTGTTGTAAGTAATGTGGATCTATTTGTTCTAAATCGTTCATTTGTGTTTTTAAATAATAAAGAAAAATTTTAAATGAAATTGGTTTATTACAAGTATTATTACCGTAATAAAACCTTCGAATAGGCTCCAATACTGGATTTTCTATATTATGAGGAGCGATTAGTGATACGAATGAACTTACTGCCCTTGTATATGGATTTCTTACTAATTTATAGCAATCTTTTTCTTTTGAATATAAAGCTCTAGCTAATTCAAGAAAATAGTATGAAGAGTTTTTGTATATATCATTTTCGTAATTATGGATGAAAGGATCGTATTTTATGGCTTGTTTAAATAAATTAATTTGATAAAAAAACCAATGCGCCAGGGAAGTACAACCGCTTTTTTGGCTCCAAAATAAAATCAACGGGAAATTAGGATTAAAATTGGGAACGCGCCCGTATTTAATCATATTTGCAAAAGACATTTTCGCCCTCCATTCAGTAATGCCAATTATTTTAAGGTTTGTGAATGTTAGAGTTATTATCATTTTGGTAATTCACAAATAATCAAGCTCCTTTGCGTAAGATAATTTCTTATCCTATATAAAACGTAGCTTTTTTGTATCTAAGTTATTTTTAATAAATTTTTAAAGATAAATCGAATATTGTTGGTCAGTCGACTCATAAAAGTATTCGATACTCTGTGATTTCAAAGTGCATCTGATAAATATATATGAATGTTTTTTTAAGGACATTACTGTAAGTTAGGAAAACATAAATCTGGAAATAAAACTTGATATTCCGGGTTTAACCGAAGATCAGTAGTTGAGGTTGTAAAGTGTATATAATTTTTTTCTAATTTATCAAGTGTTGCCAGGTGATGCGTACCTAAGCCCTTCTGTATGCTATGTTTAGAAAGAGTAGGACCAATTTGTAATTTTCGGTTTTTCATAGCTGTATTCCATGGACTGTAAAAGAATTTTAAAATGAAAGCAGGATACATGTAAACGATAAATGGGTGAGGTGACCAATGCCGCCCTGCCCAATAGTTACCATGCGAATAATTGTGGAGTAATCTACCACCATAGTAAGGGGCAGGTGGTTTAGGTTGAATTATCATCCCATGATAACGCTGTTTGACAAGGGGAATTCCGTATCTCGGATTCGTATAACCGTGAGTAGGGTCATCCACCATCAGAATAGTCCTAATAGCATACATGTTTTGCCCTAAAGTAGCAAGAGATGAGAAAAAGGCTTCCTTATCAACACAGCAAAGGAATTCAGTGGTATTTAGCACCATTTTCCATCCCGTAATTTCTTTTTCTATGTTCATTACTTCTTGATCAACTAAAATGGCATCAAACTCTAATACCTTTGATTCACGGATTTCCCAATGAGTTTGCATAATTCAACCGAACGATCAGTAGACCCACGATTAATAAGAATGCCATGATCAAATAATTTTGTGTGGTGCATTAACCACCACGGAAGCAGATACTCTTCGTTATAAAAATGAGAAATTAAAGTTGTTTTAATAAAAAGTCCTCCTCCAAAATTTTGTGGAATATATCCTTATCTAGTAAGATATGTTAATTGATTTAAAAAGAATGAAGAAAGATTTTTAACAAAATAGTTATTGTATGATGAAAAAATTAAAGAACCTGTTATAACTAACAGGTCCTGTGTACAAGGAGTTCAAGGAATACAAGGGAACTGGGTTAGAGAAACCTTTGCATTGCTTGATTTAATAGTAATGTATTCAAAATAAACAAAAAAATGAACAAAAGTTAAATAAAATCCTTATTTCAACAGAAAAAAGAGCGCACGGGAAAGCGCTCTTTGAGCAAGATTAAAATCGAAAAGTATCGGCAATTAAATCTTATGTATGTTTTCAGTTTATGTGCAAGTTTGAATCAAATTTTTATTTAGTACATTTAAATGTCAAAAGAGCGCTGATTGAGGGCGCTCTTTACACCTAATCATAATGGAAGTGACGAACTCACATTATACAGAAAGGTAATAATAATAGTATGTAACAATATGAGGTTCGTGCATGGGTTTAGACAAAATGGTTATTTGAAAGTAAATAAAAAAAGAGCACACATATAAGTGTGCTCTTAGACTAAAAGGTGTGTACGTATGGACTGGAGTGCCCCATACAATAATATATGCTTGTCTGATTTAAGGGTGCAAAGTTTTTTATAAAAACACTATTTTGTACTGAGTAAATGTTGATGTTTATTAAAATGATAAAGCAGCTAGCTCAATGAACTAACTGCTTTATCGTCCAACAAGAACAATACCCACAATACATTGTAACTTAAGGTTACTACTATAGTATGAGTAGAAGTGAAAATGTTATGCAAGAAAGTTAAATAAAAACTTCATTTTATTAGAAAAGGAGAATGAAAATGAATAAAGTTACTATTAATTTTGGGCCAGGTACAGCAGCATGGAAAGATATGCAGGAGGTCGCTAAAGTTCTGCAAGAAAAGGGTTACTCGGTTGAGCCGAAAGAAGGCATTGGAATTGTGAAGTTAACTAAGGATATTTCTGATGAACCTGTGATACGAAAAATAGGAGATTTAAAAGTTGGAGATCAGGTTATGTATCAAGATGAAGTTGAAACAATTCATTCAATAAGTCGAGATGCGTGTGGGGAATATGATGTTCAAATCGGATGCTACCACGAAAAGTTTTGTCAAACATCCGAATTTGAGGTAATTGATTAGAAAACTAAACAAAAATTTCATTTTGTAGAAATAAGGAAACTAAAAAAGAGCACCATGCATAAGTGCTCTTTAAGATAGGAGGTAACACTTTGAGCTGAGTCTACGTTAGAAGTATATGGTGTAAAAAAAGAAATAAGAACAAGATTTTATTAACTCAGTACAAAAAGCAGCTAGCAAAAGCTAACTGCTCTCCAGAAAAGCATTAAGAAGGAAGTTCAGAACTCAAGTGCATTTATAGTATGGACCAAAATATCAAGTTTATGTAACAAAAATAAAAATCGAGCAGTTAATGGGGAAACTACTCGATTTGATACAACCTGGGTAAGAAGCAGATTGTATTGTGATTAATATTAACGGAATATTGAATTTTATTCAGCTTTTAACAAATTCGTTATTTGAAAATTAAAGAGCGCCTTGAGAGGAAGGCGCTCTGACCAAAACTAATGTTGAAAAAGGATACCCAAGATATTGTATGTATGTTTTTTATATAGGTGAAATTTTATAACAAAATCTTTATTTAGTTAAAAAGAGGTCCTAGGAAACTAGGACCAAAAGCGAAGTATCATCTTTAAAGTGAAAGTAAAAAGATTGATATGGGCTTATTCTATCACAAATCGAAATTTTAAAAAATTAAAATAAAATCGTTAATTTAATTAAAAAAAGAGCCCCGCGATAATGGCTGCAGGGCTTCATAAGGTCGAGTTATGTCGTACTCACAAGGGATTTTAACATGAATGTTGTGGAAAACATACTGGTAAATGTATCTAATTTATTTAGAGCAGTTATTTTAAACAAAAACGCTATTTGGCACAACAAAGCAGCTAGCTAAAGTAGCTAACTGCCTGCTGTAGATACTATTCCACATGGATACGCAAATTGTAACCACAAGTTACATTTATAGTATAAACAGATTTAAAAATGTTATGCATGAAAGAAAACTAAATAAAAACTTCATTTTGTATTAAGTTGGAATATAAAAGGGCACTTAGTAAAGTGCCCTCGTGACGAGACCGGTTTTATAATGACTATTTTATAAAGAAAGGAACTCAGAATATTATATGTGAATTCAGTTAATTGTGTGCCTTTTTACAAATAAAGAGCAGCTAGCATAGGCTAACTGCTATAAGAACATTACATCCACGAATTTAAGGAGTATAAATATTTCGTGAGTTTTGTATAGTATGGACCAAAATATCAAGTTTATGTAACAAAAATTAAAATCGAGCAGTTAATTATAGTAACTGTTCTATTTAATACAACCTGGGTAAGAAGCAGGTTGTACTGTTTAGTATGGATGAAATATTAGGCTTTATTCAAAAAGTGGACTGTTTTAACTTGTTACTACTTAATCTTGGTCTGCAACATCACTATCAAACGTGTTTGTCGCACTTACGCCATTAAAAGTATTAACGATAAAACCAACATTGGAGGCACCCGAGCCATTATAACCTTTTGTATTTTCTTTTGGAGAAACATTATAAAAATCACCTAATTTAAAAGCGCCATTGCTATTTTGAACAAGAAGGTTAGCTACAACAGACGGCATAATTCTCACCACTCCTTAAGTAATTATTAAAAGTAATATATGGGGAAGGGACATTTAGGTGAATTTTTGGGGTGATTACAATAAAAAAAGCAGCTAGCAAAAGCTAACTGCCTTTCACAAGCACTGCTAAAAGGAACTACTTTGGGGAAAAAAGTAGGTTGTACTTAGTGTTACCGGAAAATTGGAATTTATTCGAGGGAATGAAAGGTTGAATTATTTGATAAAATCCATATAAATAACAATGCCTACAATTCCAATTAAAAAGATAGTTCCAACTAAGAAGAAAAGAATTTTAACTACGTTAAATATGAATTTCATTTTATATGCTCCTATTTAAATAATCACAAAAAAGAGCAGCTAGCAAAAGCTAACTGCTCTCCAGAAAAGCATTAAGAAGGAAGTTCAGAACTCAAGTGTATTTATAGTATGAACAAGGTTTATGGATTTATTCAAGGAGGGATTGATAATGTGCACTTATTGGGAAAACGCAGTTAAAGAATTCTTTAAGAAGCAAGAGTCGGAACGCAATAAAAAAGCAGTTAGCAAAAGCTAACTGCATAGTGAATAAGAAGAACGTAAGGGTCATTCGTATTCAACCTTGGTGTATCTATATTGTTAACATGTTTTAGAAATTTATTCAATAATAGAACAGCTAGCAAAAGCTAACTGCTCGGGTTTCGACCAAGAAAGCTAGAGTGGGAAAAACTGGCTTTTTAAAGCCTTATTTATAGTATTAGATAATTTTTAGAATTTTATTCGCTTAAAAACATAAAAAGAGCAGCTAGCAAAGCTAACTGCTCCAATCATGGAATGTGGTTTGAAATGGGTTATCTATAGTATTGACGGAATATTGAGTTTTATTCAGGCGTAGAAGTTCTTTTGCAAAGAAAAAGGCTAGGGTTTCTCCTAGCCAGTTAAAGGGTATTCGTGCATAGACGAATTTACTTATATTATAACGTAATAACTAACTGTTCGAGATGTTAATGCTGTTAAGTTTTTTTACTAGATAATTACATTTGTAAATTGAATGTAAAGTTAGATTTAAACAAAATAATCCTTTTAAAGTACAGCAAACAGAATATAGTCCGGCTAGAAAACTAGAGGACACCAATTCATTAAAGCAGCAATTAAAGCTGTTTTAGGAATCGGTGTCTTTTTTATTTTGAAAAGGGAGGTGGGGGAAATGGAGGGGTTAAGAGATCAATTGCGTGAATGGAAAAAGCAATCGAATAACACAAAGAAGAAAAAGAAGAGAAAACGAAAAGAGAAATTTAGCACTCGTGATATTGAAGATTTAATGGTCATGCATAGACCTTGTTATGAACGTAGACTTGGAGCTTTAAGACAAAAGTAATTTGAAAATAAAAAGGAGTGGTCTTACATGACTAAACAATTATCTTTCTTACCAAAAATCGATAGAACAGCGACACAAGAGGAATTAGAAGGTGTGTTGGAAAGCGTGCGTATACATAGGCAATTTGGGATGATGCGCAAAGAAATGAAAGTCACACCTTCTTATGAAATACGTGAGTACGGTCCTACACATACAGTTGGTAAGCCTTTAGAAGATGTTGCTATAGCAAATATTCAACAAAGTACAAGAGAAGAGTGGCTTGAAAGAATGTCAGTACGTATTGATCAGTTTCTAAATCGATTAGGAAACGGACGTGCAGGAAGTATACAAAGAGATATTATTTATAAACGTTATTTAGAAGAAGAGGACGTATGTGATTACATGGTTTATAACGAAATAGGGATGTCAGAGCGTACTTATCGACGTTGGAAGTCTAAAGCGTTTTATAAACTTGCTTTTGCGCTTGGATTAGAAGTTTACGAGACAGAAGAAACGGGAGGGAATGAATAATGAATTTCGTTCAGCCAATACGTGATCCAGAGCAAATTCAGCAGCTAAAAGGTTATTTTAAGGAGAAGAGCTTACGTAATTACATTCTCTTTATTATGGGAATTAATACAGGCCTGAGAATCTCGGACATATTGAAATTGAGGGTAGGAGATATCAAAGGTAGTCATATATCTATGAGAGAAAAGAAAACGGGGAAACAGAAACGAATACAAATTACTGCAGCACTGAAAAGAGAACTTAAATGGTTTATTGAGGAAAGGGAAGATAATGAGTACTTATTACAAAGTAGACAGGGTAGAAATCGTCCAATTGGCCGTAGCATGGCATATAAGATATTAAGCGGAGCAGCGGCAGAGTTTGGATTAGATGAAATAGGAACACATACGTTGAGAAAAACATACGGGTATCACATGTACATGCAAACGAAAAACATAGCATTGCTCATGGAGATATTCAATCACTCGTCAGAGAAGGTCACGTTACGTTATATAGGTGTTAACCAAGATGCAATGGATAAAGCAATGACTAGGTTTAAAATCTAATCATTGCTTATTTCTTTTTTAAATCTAGGGGTATCGTAGCATCTTGGAAAAAAACACGTAAAAAGTATGCAAAATTTTATACAGTTCCAGTAATAAACAAGAACTTTAAAACCGCGTTAGGATGGGAATGTATAAAAAATGCATAAATCCATAGAACAAAAAAAGAAGGTTCCTTGGTGAGAGTCCGGTTACCTCCTTTTTCCTTGCTACCGATAATGATAATTTGAAGGATTGAAATAATTAACTATGCAATAAAAGAAAGAAATTCTAGCAAAACAGGATATTTGTGATTTGGGAATTTTTGATTATATAGATAAGTAAACGTAATGAATATAAGTAAAGTTGCTATTGAAAAAAGTAAAACATCAAGTGAGGTAAATAGCTTTCCTAAAATAGATAGTAAGGATGAATTTTGCGAACTCATTAAGTAAGCCTCCTTTTATTTAATTTTTAATGTATAAATTTAAATAATATTTAGATCTAACTCTTGATATAAAATCTACGTATTTCTCTATTATAATGAAGTACTTATTATAATAGAGATTAATAAATTTAAGAAAATTATAACAATTAAAACGATTTATGAGAAGCGAAATTTAAAAGAGAGCTGAGTTCGCCTAAGCTTATTTTTATTTTATAAGATTTCTAAAAAATAATACTTTACAAACAATACACCTTTAATTAGAATAATTCATATAATTCGACGAAATACGACAAAATAAATACGTTATCAATTTTCAGAAAAACAAGAATGTTAAATACCTTTTCAGGGTAGTTTTTGTATGAATTAGATAGGTAATAAAGTAAATATGCAATATGAATCAGGGTTTATAGAACTAATTTCTATGAAGATTCGGAGAAAAGATGCTATTAAATCTTTCGCGTAACACAACACTAAAAGTTAGTCTTTTTAAATTAGCTAACACCAAGACAAAATTATGTATAACACAAGTAATAGAAAAACATAACTTTTTTTTTGAAGGAGATACAGGAGATATGGGGAAGCTATTTAAAAAAAAATCTGTAACACAACTATTAAATCATAATAAGAGTAAGAATTTAACAAAGACATTAGGATTATTTGATTTAATTATGTTAGGAATAGGTTCCATAATTGGAACGGGAGTTCTTGTGTTAACTGGATTAGTAGCAGCAAGAGATGCAGGTCCTGCAGTTATTTTTTCATTTGTACTTGCAGCAATAGTATGTGGATTTATCGCTTTATGTTACGCAGAAATTGCTTCTGCACTTCCGACTTCAGGTAGTGTATATACGTACTCTTATGCCACGATTGGTGAGTTTGTGGCACATTTAGTGGGTTGGACGCTACTCTCAATTTATATCGTGGCTACAGCAGCGGTTGCTAGTGGATGGACAGGATATTTCCACAATTTAATAAGTGGATTGGGATTAGAGATACCCAAATCATTGGTATCGATTCCATCGCAAGGTGGTATTGTGAATCTACCAGCAGTTGTCATTACACTAATTATTACATGGATGTTATCACGTGGTACGAAAGAAAGTAAACGTATCAATAACATAATGGTGTTAATTAAAATTGGAATGGTTATATTATTTATTGTGGTTGGTGTATTCTATGTAAAACCAGAGAACTGGGTACCGTTTACACCATACGGTTTAAGTGGTGTTTTAGCTGGTGGAGCAGCCGTCTTTTTTGCTTTTATGGGGTTTGATATACTGGCAACTTCAGCAGAAGAAGTAAAAGATCCGCAACGAAACCTTCCCATTGGTATTATTGTATCGTTAATTATATGTACAATCATATACGTTATAGTGTGCCTTGTTATGACAGGAATGGTTTCCTATAAAGAATTAAATGTACCTGAAGCAATGGCTTATGTAATGGAAGTCGTAGGACAAGATAAAGTTGCTGGTATAATTGCTGTAGGAGCAGTAATTGGTCTTATGGCTGTTATTTTCTCAACTATGTACGCAGCAACACGTGTATTCTTTGCTATGAGTCGCGATGGACTATTACCAAAATCACTTGCGAAGATTAATAAACAGACTGGAGCGCCAACTTTTACAATTGGATTGGCGGGAATAGGAAGCTCTTTAATAGCTGGATTTATTGATTTAAAAGAGTTAGCAAATTTAGTTAATATTGGCGGTTTGGTAACGTTCGCATTGGTTGGTGTATCAGTTATTATACTACGTAAGACACATCCAAATTTAAAACGAGGCTTTATGGTACCGTTTGTACCTGTATTACCAATCATTTCAATTATAAGTTGTGTATTTTTAATGCTAAATTTACCATTAAGAACATGGGTGTACTTCAGTATTTGGATAGCAATTGGTACTTTAATATATTTCATATATTCAATGAAACACAGTAATTTAAACGAGGAAACACTTTCGAAAGTAAATGATAAAATAGCGAAATAATTTTAATATCGAGTAATATAGATATTAATAAAATAGTAAAAGATGACTTTTGTTAAATGGTCTTACCCCTGTCAAGTAGACAGTAATAGATTAGGTGTCTTTTCATTAAGCAGCCTTAGTTCCAAATTCAATAGGACTAAGGTTGTTTAATCTTTTTTGAAATCTTTTGTTATTGTAATAGCCCATATATCTTTTAGTAGCCTTAAAAACTTCTGCTTTTTCATGAAACGTATGTCTATAAAAGCATTCTGCCTTAAAATGACTAAAAAAACTCTCTATACATGCATTATCGTAACAATTTCCCTTCCTAGACATACTCACAGTTATTTTGTGCTTTTTAAGTAATTGGTTATATTTTTTTGACGTATACTGATAACCTCGGTCGCTATGTAATACTGTTTCGTGGACTTTTCTTTTTCTTAAGGCTTTATTGACTGTGTCTGTAACTAATTTTAAATAGTTGTATTCGCTCATTTGGTAGGCCACAACTTCGTTATTGTAAAGGTCTAGTATCACGGAAAGATATATGCGCTTATTGTTAAAGGTAAGATAGGTTATATCTGTAACCCATTTTTCATTTGGTCTTGTAGTTGAAAACTCTCTGTTTAACAGATTTTCCGACACGACGCATTGTTCTTTTAAACCAAAATGCCTCCACTTTTTCTTTCGAATCTTAGCTTGTATCCCCATTTTCCTCATTAAACGATATACTCTTTTGTGATTTATCTGTAAACCATAATACTTTTTGAGCCATATACAAATTCTTCGGTAACCATAGCTTCCATTTATATCTGGATCTCGTTCGCATTCTACTATTTTAGACATGATAAATTGATCCTCTTTCATCTTTTCAGAGGGATCGTTGATTCTTTTTTCCCACTTATAATATCCACTTCTTGAAACACCTGCAATTTCACAAAGCAATACAATTGAAAAGTTCTGTTTTAAGGTATGAATGACTTCGTATTCTACTGATTTACTTTTGTTGACCTCATCTCCTTTTTCGTAGCTAATAGCTTTTTTAAGTATGCGTTTTCCGCTTCTAATCGTTGTATTCTAGCGTCTTGACTGACTTCATTTGTTTGTTTAGATCTTCCACGTTTTTCTTGTAGGCCCAGAATCCCCTCATTTTCATATTTTTTAATCCATCTATCTATAACTGAATATGTAACTCCTAATTCCTTTCCAATTAATTTGCTTCCAATTCCTCTATGTGAGTACAATTCAATAGCTTTCATTTTAAAATCAATTGAAAAAGTTCTTCTAATTTTCCCCATAAAAAATCCCCTCCATAATAAACAGTAAAGTAACTTTCTTTCAACTGTCTACTATAAGGGGATCATATCATAAATATAGAAGTCATCTTTTTTTTATTATTTGAGAAGTTTAAGGTTCTATTCAAAAATAGTTAAGGGAATAAAAAAGAAAGCAAAAACAGCTAAACATTCTTTTGCTGTTTTTGCTTATATAATTTCAATTAGAGGCACCGTTATACAGTTACTCATAAATTTTGTACTGTGTAACTCAAAGGAAAAAGTTTAATTAAGTCAATGATAGCAAGGGATTCAGCGAAGGGGTCAGTTACACACAATATAAGATATGGATAACTCAAGATAAATATGAAATAATATATTGATTAAAGAATATCAGGGGGATTGAATATGTATAAAGAACATAGAGATTTTGAATTGCCAGAGAATAACCCGAAAATATGGAGATATATGGACTTCACAAAATTTATGGATATGTTGGATAAAGAATCTATATTTTTTACAAGAGCAGATAAATTTCAAGACAAGTTTGAAGGGACATATCCACCATTAAATAAAGTAATTAGACCTCATATCTATAAAAATCAGTTAAATACCTTGAATCCGGAAGAAAGAGAAGAGGTAATTTTATCATTTGAGAGCTTTAATACGAAATTTAATCATTTTAGGAAATTTATATTAATTAATTGTTGGCATATGAATGAATATGAGTCTGCTGCAATGTGGAATTTATATCTGAAAAGTGATGAGGGAATTGCTATTCAATCTAATGTAGAAAGACTAATAAAAAGTTTCGGGAAATCTCAAGAAAAAGTTCATATTGGAAAGGTTGAGTATATAGATTATAAACTCGATATTATTCCAGAAGGGCGTATATATCTTCCTTTTATGCATAAACGTAAATCATTTGAACATGAACATGAATTAAGAGTACTTCATCTACTAGATAAAGAAAACGGTCTTGAATATGGTATGCCAATTAAGTGTGATATTTCAGAATTAATAGAGAAAATATATGTGGCACCAACAGCACCAGATTGGTTATTTAATTTAGTAGATTCTATGTGTAAAAAATTCAATTTAAATGTTGAGGTTGAGAGATCAGAGCTTAGTGGACTGCCACGATAAAAAATTGGCAGAGTTATGACCGCTTTGTGGCAGTAAATGTGCCGTTTATTTTGGAATCAATGTGATATGTTGGTATTGTGAGTAGTGACGGAAAATATCGCTCTCAAAATTCCTGATAACTGAAAATGGATCGTCATAACCGGTGGCGATGGTTGCGGATTGGACGAATAGTTGTTTCTTGAATTCAGATTTAATTGCAATTCGCGTTGTGTAACCTGAGAAGGGCTTTTGCTCTTCTTCTAGATACTTAATACTGGTGGGGCAGATAAACGTAAATAACATTAGGTGGTTGGAAGAAAAACAAGAGCTTAAATAATAGAGGGGGAATATGGTAAAGTTATAGAGAAGGAGTGAGAAAATGAAAAAACAGTCAGAATATGGAGTGGAACAATTCCAGAAGTATGTAGAAGCTCGTGGGGAGTTTGAAAAAGAACTTGAATATAGTAGTGATAGGGGTTTAGCTTTAGTGTGTGGTTCTATAATAGATCAGTTGTTAAGTGACTTATTAAAAGCTTTTCTTATTAAATCTGACAGTGTAGAAAAAGATTTATTTAAAGGAAATAGTATATTATCAACCTTTGATTCTAAAATAAAAATGTCCTACTACTTAGGGTTAATATCTAAAAATGAAGAATTAAATATTACATATTTACAAAGAATCAGAAATAGATTTGCACATCAGGTTGTTGATATTTCATTTAAAAATAACGATATTATTAATTTGTGTAGACATTTTGAAATCCCTAAAAATTGTTATATACCATTAGACTTTAAATTTGCCGACAACGGAAAAGGTGAATTGCCACGAGTAGATTTAAATCCTATAAAAAGGGATACTCCTGCTAAAGAAAGATTTATAATTGTTTTTAGATATTTATATCATACTTTAATTCATAAAATGTTTATCCAAAAAGTTGAGAAAAGAGAGGCGTACCAAAAGGATATAACTGCGGACAATGCAATATTGATGCAGATAGAAGAAGCGGAAAGTATTCTGGTACAATACGAAAAAACCATTAGCAGAATGGAAGTTGTATTAGATAAAATGAAGGATAAGCAAGGAAATACTTTTACTCAGGATGAAGTCAAGGAATTTGAATTCGAAGTTGAACGTACGAAAAATGAATATGAACAACACTTACTTAATTTTAATGCAACTGTAATACCGTCTTTAAGGTATACATATGACGTAATAAAAAATTCTTTGAAGAAATAATAAACATAAGGACGCTTAAGGCGTCCTTATGTTTATTGTTATTAATATAAAATGTATGCAATAGGCTGGTGCAATTTATGCACTTATATAAAAGAACTATATTTAGAAGTATCCAAAACAACAATGGATGCTTTTTTATTATATATCTAAAGAACAAACGAAATTACTTATGGGAGAAACGAATACTAAAGCTAAGGAGAGTAAATTCAAATGATTACTGAAATAAGAAAAACAATATCAGGTACAGAGTATTGGAATTCAAAAGAAAAGCGAAGTTTGTTTGTACCAACTGGTGAAGTACCAGGATTCAAAGTGACTGAAAACCCTGAGAGCATGATCATAGGTGTGGATTTAACAAGTGGTTCAGACACGATAGTGGTTAGTGAAGTGCCAGTACTAAATAACATGACAGTGAAACAGTTACGTGAGTATGCTGATGAGTTAGGTATTGAGATTCCAGCTGATGTTAAAAAGAAAGAAGATATCATTGACTTACTATCATGAAATACTGTGACTTTAACGGCTGCCATAACAAGATAAGTAAAGGACGTTACTGCAAAGAACATAAACGTAACAAACCAAGGAAGAAGAAAGATAAGAAGAACATCTATCATCATGATAACAAATCTTTCTATAACTCAGATCCATGGAGGTATGTGAGGTCAAAAGTATACGAAAGAGAGAAGGGATGTTGTCAACGATGTGGACAGTTCGTCTTTGGTAGGCGTGCTCATGTTCATCACGTAATACCAATCAAAGAAGATCCAACTCTTAAATTAGAAGAGAATAATTTGAAATTACTTTGTCCAATATGCCATGTAATTGAGGAAAATGAAGATAAACGGGAAAAAGTATTCCCGAGTTATTTCGGAAGCCCCCCTATCAAAAAATAAAATTTGTCCTCTGGGGAGGATAGGTAGCGTAGGGGGCATATCAATAGTTGCACCATTTTAAAAAAATGAAGGGGGGTGTGAAAATGGCTCGAATGTCAAAGAAGAAAAAGTTGGAAATGCTAGATGTTGCAAGGGATGAAGAACGAAATAGAATCATAAAATTATTGACTGATGATGACAATTTCACACCTTCATTAGAACCATTAATTGAAAATTATTTAGATGCTTTTATCATTTATAAAACGATGTTTGAAGAATGGAAAGCCGATGGTTTTGCTCCTACAAAAACGCATAAAAACAAGGCTGGTGCAGTAAATGAAATGAAACATCCGCTCGCCCAACAAGTTGAAACTTGGAATGATAAGAAGAATAAAATGTTAGAAGCTCTAGGAATGACGAATAAGGGAAAAAGTGTACAAAAGACACCTAAAAATGCAGGAAATATTCAATCTAATGAGCCTAAAGACGAATTAGCAGCTCATCGGAATAAATGGCGGAAAACCCAATGATTATTACATCAGGCGTTAACTATGCTGATAAGTATGCGAATAACGTCATGCGTAATAGAAAGAAGTACCCGAAGTCGATCATTCTTGCTGTAGAACGTTATAAGAAGTGGAAAAAGCGTAAAGATATTTGGTTTGATGTAGATCGAGCGAATGAAATGTTAGATTTCGTTCAATCGTTCATCCGTCATGTTAAAGGACCACTTGCAGGTCAATTGATGGAATTAGAGCTTTGGGAAATGTTTATTTTTGCGAATATGTATGGTTGGTATCATAAAAACGAAAAAGGAAAAACAGTCCGTGTTATTCGTGAATCATATGTTCAAGTACCAAAGAAGAACGGAAAAACTATTATCGCAGCAGGTGCATTGCTCTATGCTATGTATGGAGAACTTGAACTTGGAGCGGATTGTTATTGTGCGGCATCAGATTATGAACAAGCGCAAAATGCAGCTGAACCAATTGCACAAGCGATAGAGAACTCCGAACCTCTGGCACGGCATACACAAATTTATAAAGGTGTGAATGGAACAGTTAGTGGTGCTATGTATCGATATAGCATCAATGGAATTGCATATCAAAATAAATTCAAAGTATTAACGAAAAACACGAAGGGTCTTGAAGGAAAGAACCCTTATTTTGTGTTGAATGACGAGCTCCATGCACAAGAAAATATGGACATGTATGATAACTTAAAGTCAGCTCAAATTTCTCGTGAACAACCAATGATGCTTAATATTTCAACGGCTGGTAAGGGGGCTTCATCTGTTGGTATGCGTGTTTATAAATATGCGAAACTTGTTCTTGAAAATGATGATGATGATTCCTTATTTGTTGCAATCTGGGAACCTAATAAAAATTATGATTGGGAAGATCGTAAAGTTTGGGAAATGGTTAACCCGAATATTGGTGTTTCCGTTACGATGGAACAACTTGAGATTGAATTCAAAAAAGCGAAGCAGTCCGCACATTCAAAAGCTGAGTTCCTTTCAAAACACTTAAATGTTTTCGTAAATGGTGCGGATAATTATTTTGAACATGATCAAGTACAACATGTTCTTGTTGAAAATTTGGGTGATCTTACAGGCGAAATTTGTTATTTAGGAATGGACTTATCGAAAACAACAGATTTAACATGCGTAAGTTTAAATTTCCCTTCACATGATGAGGAAGGAAGGTCAATTATAAAAGTAAAACAGATGTATTTCCTTCCTAATGAGAATATTGATTTTAAAGAAAAAGAGGATAATGTTCCATACACAGATATGGTTGAACGTGGTTTTGCTACTTTTTGTGATGGGAAGATGATTGACCAAGATCAAGTTATGGAATATATCGTGGAATGCATGAATTTATACGATGTGCAACAAATAAACTATGACCCAGCGATGTCTCAAAAGTTAATAGAGAAGCTTGAAAATCTCGGTTTAGAATGTATTGCAGTAAATCAGTATCCGAACGTTATGAATGCAATGCTCGATGATTCAGAGATACTAATTTATGAAAAGCGTTTAATTACCGACAATCCTTTGTTTGTTTATTGCGCTCTTAACGTTGTAGTTGTGACAAATATCAATGGAATGAAAGCACCGAGCAAGCGACAGTCCAAAAAGAAGATTGATGGATTTGTTGCTTTTTTAGTTGCTCATAAAGAAACGATGATGGTTATGGATAGCATAACAGAGGAAGGTATGGATGAATTGATTGGTGATATTTATCGATAGAGAGGCGGTGAAAAATTGGGTTTAAGGGATAGATTTTCAAATTACTTATTTAAAAAGGCTGAAAAGCGTGGTTATCTTGATGATGTTTTAGGAAAGAGTATTCGTTATGGTAGTGTGTATGTTACAGATTCAAACATCTTACAATCTAGCGATGTTTACGAGTTGTTACAAGACATAAGTAATCAAATGGTATTGGCTGATATCGTTGTGGAAGATGAATTTGGGAATGAAATCAAGGATGATATTGCCCTTCAAATCTTAAGGAATCCCAACAACTATCTAACACAATCAGAATTCATTAAATTAATGACGAATACTTATTTACTCGAGGGAGAGACATTCCCGATATTAAACGGTGCTCAAATACATTTAGCTTCCAATGTTTTTACAGAGTTAGATGATAATTTGGTAGAGTATTTCAATATTGGTGGTCATGAGATTCCTCCATTTATGATTCGGCATGTAAAAAATATTGGTGCAGATCATTTAAGAGGAAAAGGTATTCTTGATTTAGGAAGAGATACACTCGAGGGCGTTATGTCAGCTGAGAAAACTTTAACTGATAAATATAAAAAGGGTGGACTGTTAGCATTCTTGCTAAACTTGGATGCTCATATCAATCCACAGAATGGCGCGCAGTCAAAGTTAATCAATGCAATTTTAGATCAACTAGAATCAATTGATGAAGCAAGGTCTGTAAAAATGATTCCTCTTGGAAAAGGGTATTCAATTGACACGCTTAAAAGCCCGTTAGACGACGAAAAGACTCTAGCATATCTAAATGTGTATAAAAAAGATTTGGGTAAATTTTTAGGTATAAATGTAGACACATATACAGAGTTAATCAAAGAAGATATTGAGAAAGCAATGATGTATATCCACAATAAAGCAGTTAGACCAATAATGAAAAATTTTGAAGACCATTTGAGTCTTCTTTTTTATGGCCAAAATTCTGGGAAACGAATTAAATTCAAGATTAATATTCTTGATTTTGTTACTTATAGCAACAAGACAAATATCGGTTATAACCTTGTGCGTACAGCTATTACTTCACCTGATAATGTCGCTGATATGCTTGGATTCCCTAAACAAAATACAAAGGAATCACAAGCTATTTATATTTCAAATGATTTGACCGAAATCGGCAAGAAAGAAGCGGGAGATGGTTCTTTGGGAGGAGGTGAAGAGAATGAAAATTGAGGTCCGAGGAGATCAAGTCATACTTGATGGTTATGTGAATGTTGTGGATAGAGAAAGTCGTATGTTGCCTTCACCAAGAGGATATTTCAAAGAGAAGATTGTCCCTAAGACGTTTGAAAAAGCGTTAAAAAAAGCAAAGAATGTGGATTTACTGTTTAACCACGATAAAAACAGAAAACTTGGCTCTATTGAAAACGGAAATCTGGAATTGTATGAAGACAATATTGGTTTAAGAGCCATTGCTACAGTTACAGATGAACAAGTAATTCAAAAGGCCAAGAATAAAGAATTGCGTGGCTGGTCATTTGGTTTTGTTTCTGAAAAAGATTCATGGGAAGAAGGCGAATCTGGTGTTCAAAAACGATCTATTGAAGAACTAGAGCTTTTAGAAGTATCTATCTTAGATATGACACCCGCCTATGTTGCGACTTCTATTGAAACCAGGGGCGAAAATACAGCCATGATTGAAATGAGAAGTGAAGCAGCAGCTATAAAAACAGTTGTGGAAGATGATACAGAAGAAAGAAACAACATTATAAAACAAATAAAAAAAGTCCTGGAGGAAAATTAACATGAATTTAAAAGAAATCTTAAACGTATCTTTAACAAGAACGAAATCTCGATTAGCAGAATTACAAGGGAAAGTAGAAAAAAATGAAGTTCGTTCGGAAGAATTAGCAGCAGTTAAGGCTGAAGTAGAAGCATTAACAAAGGAAGTGCAAACAATCACTGATGAGTTAGCAAAGTTAGAAGAGAAAGAAAAAGAAGAAGATCCAGACAAAAAGAAAGACGATGATCCCGATAAAAAAGAAAATCCAGCAGCAAAAGAAAATCTGGATGTAAAAACTGATCTGTCAGAAGAACAACGTTCTGCTATTTCAGCATCTATCGCAGCAGCTCTTTCTACTAAAGGTCATCGTGCAAACAAAGAAACGGAAATTCGTTCTGTATTCGCTAACTACATTGTAGGTAATATTGATGAAAAGGAAGCCCGTGCATTAGGGTTAGTGACTGGTAACGGTTCTGTTACGATTCCAGATTTCTTGAATAAAGAAATTATTACGTATGCTCAAGAAGAAAACTTCCTACGTCGATTAGGTACAGGGGTGAAAACGAAGGAAAATATTAAGTATCCAGTTTTAGTGAAAAAGGCAGAAGCTCAAGGGCATAAAAATGAGCGAACAAATAATGAAATGCCAGAAACAGATATTGAGTTTGACGAAATCGAATTATCACCAACGGAATTTGATGCGCTTGCTACAGTAACGAAAAAGTTATTGGCACGTACTGGTTTACCAATTGAACAAATCGTAATGGACGAGCTGAAAAAAGCTTATGTTCGTAAAGAAACGCAATATATGGTGAATGGTGATGAAGCGAATAACATAAATGATGGTGCATTAGCAAAGAAAGCTGTTGAGTTTAAAACAGATGAGAAAAATCTTTACGATGCATTAGTAAAAATGAAAAATACACCTGTTAAAGAAGTTCGCAAAAAAGCACGATGGGTGTTAAATACAGCAGCACTAACAAAAATTGAAACTATGAAAACAGATGACGGTTTCCCATTACTTCGTCCGTTTAATCAAGCGGAAGGTGGAATTGGTTATACGTTATTAGGCTTCCCTGTTGAGGAAGAAGATGCAATTGACATTCCTGATTCACCAGATACACCAGTATTCTATTTTGGTGACTTTTCTAAATTTTATATTCAAGATGTCATTGGATCATTAGAAGTCCAAAAATTAGTTGAGTTATTCTCACGTACAAACCGTGTAGGTTTCCGTATCTGGAACTTACTAGATGCTCAATTAATTCATTCTCCATTTGAAGTTCCAGTTTATAAGTACGTCTTGAAAGGTCAAACTACACCAGGTGCTTAATATGGAAGATTTAATTGAGAAATTAAAATCTCATATTCATTGGGAAGAGGGCATGGATGATTCTTTGCTCTCTTTTTATATTGAACAAGCAAAGACTTATGTAAAGAATGCGACAGGCAAACAGCCCGAGTATTTAATTATTATGGTCGCCGGTATTATCTATGATTACAGAGTCTCTGAAAAAGAATTAGAACAGGCACTTGATGCTTTAACACCGTTCTTTGTCCAGGAGGTTTATGTCGATGAAGAGAAAGACGAATAAACTCAAATGGATGGGAGAGCTACTTAAATTAGGAGAGACCATTGATCCGGAAAATGACCGAGTTGTTATGGGCTATCCTTTAGAACGGAAACTTCGTTATAACAATATTGGAGTTACGGCTACTGACAAATTTACAACGAAAGATACGAATGAAATTGTAAAGAAAATTGAAGTTCGTATTGATCGAGATATTGAAACCGATCAAAAGAATTATCGTATAAAAGTTGGTGGCCGTATTTATAACATTGAGCGCATTTATGTAAAAGAAGAAGACCGATTGATGGAGGTGTCACTATCGTATGCAAATTAATTTTGAACAGTTGCGAAGCCTTATGAAGAAATCTGGTATTCCAGTTTCTCGTGATAGTGCTCCTACAGGGATAGATTACCCTTATATTGTGTATGAATTTGTGAATGAGCAACATAAGCGGGCTTCTAATAAGGTACTAAAAGATATGCCACTTTATCAAATTGCAGTTATCACAAATGGAACTGAAAAAGATTATGAGCCATTAAAGGCTGTTTTTAATGAAGTAGGAGTGTCTTATTCTCAGTTTGATGGAATGGGTTATGACGAGAATGACGACACCATCACGCAGTTTATAACGTATGTGAGGTGTATCCAGTAATGGCTTCAAATAACAATGGCTTTGCTGAAGCTTTAGAAGATATCAATACGCTATTACGGGTGAATAAAAAAGTAAGTTTGGATGTGTTAGATGAAGCAGCCAAGTATTTTGCTAGTAAATTAAAACCAAAAATCAAAGCATCCAATAAAAACAAGCTGACACATTTAAGGGATAGCCTAAAGGTTGTTGTGAAAGATGATCGTGTATCTGTGGAATTTAAAGATGAAGCTTGGTATTGGTACTTAGTTGAACATGGCCATAAAAAAGCAAATGGTAAGGGCCGTGTGAAAGGAAAACACTTTGTTCAGAATACATTCGATGCAGAGGGCGATAAGATTGCTGATATTATGGCACAAAAAATAATTGATAGAATGTGAGGATGATATACATGACAGTTGAAAATAAAGAAATTCAATATTCCGTAGGTATTGAAGATTTATATCTTTGCTTGATGAAGGGAAATGAAACTTCTAGTGCACTACCAACTTATGAGGATATCGTTTATAGACAAACGAATATCTCTGATTTAACGATTTCCACTACTTCTACTAATTTTACAAAGTGGGCATCTAACAAAAAAATTATTAACATTGTCAAAAATACAGCGTTTGGATTAGCTTTTAATCTTGCTGGTCTAAATCGTGAAGTAAAAGATAAAATCTTTGCTAAAACACGTAAAAAAGGTGTGTCTTTTGAAACAGCGAAGGCGAAGGCGTATCCAAAGTTCGCAGTAGGTGTTGTATTCCCTTTAAATGATGGAACAAAAATATTACGTTGGTATCCAAAATGTACGGTTGCTCCAGTAGAAGAATCATGGAAAACACAAGGTGATGAAATGACTGTGGATGATATTGCTTACACAATTACAGCAGATCCATTGTTATTTAATGATGTAACACAAGCTGAATTGGATACTGGTGATCCAGAGGCAAAAGGAATTAAAGCTGAAGATTTCCTAAAACAAGTAATTTGTGATGAATCTCAACTAGCACAGCTAGGTGGAACGACTCAAACAGGTAAATAAGGAGGGTAATTATGGCACGTTTAAGTGATTTAGTTAACGTTAATATAAATTTAAATAAAATCAAAATACAGGGTGTTGATATCCCTGTTATTTTTACGTTTGAATCATTTCCTTATGTGGAAGAATCTTATGGGAAACCATATCATGAGTTTGAAAAAGATATGAATGAAATGTTGGCAAAAGAACAATTTAGCTTAGGGGAAAATGAAGCGAAATTGATGCGATCTTTAATTTACGCGATGATGCGTAGTGGAGGTACTGAGTGTACACCAATAGAAGTGAAAAATTCAATTCCGCTTTATGATTTACCTGATATTTTCAAAGTGGTATTTAACATTTTTAACAGTCAAAACTTCCAACATTCCGATATGGAGAAGCTCAAGCAAGAAAAAAAGTAAAAAACATACTGACTAAAAACGAGGAATCTCAGTCCGAATTGGACTGGGATTTTTATTTTTATGTTGGTAATACGTTGCTTGGTTTAAGTATGAATGATTTCTGGAGAATAACACCTGCACATTTTTTAAAACAATTCATTATGCACCTCAGATACAACAATCCGGATGCGTTACATGAGCAGAAAACGAAACAAATCTACACGCTAGATCAAACACCATTCCTATAAGAAATGAGGTGAGAAAATGCCTGGGAATAGTAAAGAAAGAAACGTTGTTCTTAATTTTAAAATGGATGGCCAAGTTCAGTATGCAAATACATTGAAACAAATCAATATGGTTATGAATAATGCAGCGAAAGAATATAAAAATCATATTGCAGCAATGGGCCAAGATGCAACGATGACTGATAAACTTCTTGCTGAAAAGAAGAAGCTTGAAATTCAAATGGAAGCAGCCAAGAAACGTACAGCTATGTTGCGTTCTGAATATCAAGCTATGTCCAAGGACACAAGTACAACCGCTGAACAACTCAATAAAATGTACGGGAAGTTGCTTGATGCAGAACGTGCTGAAACTTCTCTTGATAATGCAATGAAAAGAGTGAATGAAGGCCTTTCCGAGCAAGCAATTGAAGCGAGGGAAGCACGCGGAACTTTACTGGATTTACAAGAGAATTCTAAGAAACTTGAAGCTGAACAGAAGCGTTTGACAAGCTCATTCAAACTTCAAAATGCTGAATTAGGTCAAAATGCTAGTGAAGCGGATAAGTTGGAATTAGCGCAGAAACAACTACGTCAGCAAATGGAAATGACGGATAGGGTCGTTCACAACTTAGAACAACAATTAAGTGCAGCAAAGCGTGTGTATGGTGAAAACTCTACTGAAGTGCAGCAACTTGAAGCTAAATTAAACCAAGCAAAAACGACATTAAAGCAATTTGAAAACTCCTTACAGAGTGTTGGGCGAAGTGGTTCACAAGCGGCGGATGGTATGGCGGAAATTAATAAGAAACTTGATATGAACAATTTAATGGAAGCCGCTGAAGTTCTACAAGGAATATCCGAAAAATTGATTGAAATGGGAAAGTCAATTGTAAATACAGCAATAGAGTTTGATGGATCACAGAGGAAAATTCAAGCTTCATTAGGGTTGACTGGAAAGGGTGCCGAAAACCTTCAAAAGATTGCTGTTGATACTTGGAAAAAAGGCTTTGGTGAAAATCTTGAAGAGGTAGACAATGCGCTAATAAAAGTCTATCAAAATATGCGTGACGTTCCACATGAGGAATTGCAAGGGGCATCAGAAAATGTATTAACATTAGCTAAAGTTTATGATGTGGATTTAAATGAAGCGACTCGAGGTGCAGGGCAGTTAATGAGTCAGTTTGGTTTATCTACACAGGAAACCTTTGACTTACTTGCTGCCGGTGCTCAAGAAGGTTTAAATTATTCGGATGAATTATTTGATAATTTATCTGAATATGCGCCTTTATTCAAACAAGGTGGTTTTAGTGCTCAAGAAATGTTTACGATTTTAGCAAATGGAACAAAAAGTGGTTCGTATAACTTAGACTATATCAATGACCTAGTGAAAGAATTTGGTATCCGTGTACAAGATGGTTCAAAAGGTGTATCAGAAGGATTCGGCGATTTATCTGAAGAGACACAAAAAGTATGGAAGTCATTCAATGAAGGTAAGGGAACTGCAGCCGATGTTTTTAATGCTGTGTTAGGTGATCTTCAAAAGATGGATGACAAAGTAAAAGCAAACCAGATTGGTGTTGCTTTATTTGGCGTGAAATGGGAAGACATGGGTGCTGAAGCTGTACTTAGTCTAAATAATGTACATGGTGGTCTTGGTGATGTAACTGGACGTATGGATGAAATGAAGAAACTTCAGGAAGAATCTTTGGGACAGCAATTTCAAAAAGCATTAAGAGAAACGCAGGCTGCGTTAGAGCCACTTGGAAAGAAATTTGCAGAATTAGCTAAAGATATTTTACCTCCAATTGTTGATGGAGTTAAAGCTGTAATGGATTGGTTTAGTAAGTTGTCTGAAGCTGATCAAACACTTTTAATCGTGATGGGTGCATTAAGTACAGCGTTTATTATTCTAACTCCAATTGTAGCAGCTCTCGCTGTTTCATTTGGTGCGTTGAATCTGGCGTTTTTACCTGTGATAGCTACCATTGCAGCAGTTTCCTTGGTGATAACTGGTATTATCATGTTAATAAAAAACTGGGGTGCCATAACTGACTGGCTTTCTGAAAAATGGTCACAATTTAAAGAGTGGTTTGGCGAATTGTGGGCAGGTATAGTTCAGGCATGTAGCGATGGATGGTCATCCACAGTTGATTACTTTTCTGGAGCCTGGTCAGATTTTTTAAATATGGTAAATGAATTCTTTGAACCCATTGGTCAATTTTTTACGGATCTATGGACGGGAATTTCTGATACGGCATCGGAAATTTGGACAGTTATTACTGAGTATTTTTCAGAATCGTGGTCTTCATTCATTGAACTAGCAAATAGTATATTGTCTCCTTTAGGTGAATTTTTCAGTGGATTGTGGACGGGTATTGTTGAAACCGCAACTTCTATTTGGGGTCAATTAAAGACAGCTTGGCAAGAAACATGGGATACAATACTCACAGTTTTAGACCCGATTATTTCAGCAGTTTCCACAGTTTTAGAAGCAGGTTGGCTACTCATTCAAGCAGGGGCACAAATTGCATGGGTGGCAATATCTCAATATATTATACAGCCGATCCAGGAAGCGTATGATTGGATAAGTGCGCAAATTGGTGAATTAGTCACATGGCTTAGTACGCAGTGGGAACTTATAAAGGCTGCTGCACAAGTTGCTTGGGGCTTATTTAAACAATATATTACTCAACCTGTTCAAGAAGCATGGGATTGGGTTAAAGAACAGATTGGTACGCTTGTTTCTTGGTTAAATTCACAGTGGGAGACAGTGAAATCATATACTTCCGCAGCATGGAATTTAGTAAAACAATATGTCATTCAGCCTGTTCAGGAATTGTGGAATGCAACGAAAGAAAAATTGAATGATTTAGCGAATTGGATACTAGGTAATTGGGCTAAAATCCAATCTTACACACTTACGACATGGAATTTAGTTTATAAATATATTATTGATCCAGTGATTTCAGCTTATAATTCTGCAAAAGAGAAGTTCAATGATATGTACAACACAGCAAGGGAAAAATTTGATTCTGTAAAAAATGCAGCTCAAGAAAAATTTGATGCAGCAAAGAGATTTATCGTTGATCCGATAAAAGATGCGGTAGATAAAGTAAAGGGATTCATTGATAAAATCAAAGGGTTTTTCAGTGATTTGAAATTAAAGATTCCGAAACCGGAAATGCCTAAAATGCCACACTTCAGTCTGCAGACTAGTACGAAAAATATTTTGGGTAAAGACATTACTTTCCCATCTGGTATCGATGTCCAATGGCGTGCAAAAGGCGGTATCTTTACTAGACCTACAATTTTTGGTATGAGTAATGGTCAGTTGCAAGGTGCAGGAGAAGCGGGGCGAGAAGCAGTTTTACCATTGAATAAAAAGACATTAGGTGAGATTGGTGAAGGGATTGCAGCAACGATGTCTACTGAACCAACTGTAATTAATATTTATAATCCTTCAGTGAGGGATAATCGTGATATCGACCACATGGTCGGAAAAATAGATGATGCACTTGCTCAAAAAGGGCGTAATTCAAAAATAGGAATAGGGAGGACGACTTAATTGTTGGATATAGGAATCGATAATGAATTAGCAAGTAGTTACGGATTGGGTTTAGTAGGTCGTCCAGTGATTCCAACTGCAAAACAAAAGGTAGAACACATAGAAATACCAGGGCGACATGGTTCACTTACAAAGAAAGGGGCGTATGAAAATGTCCCTTTTAAGGTGAAATTTAATATGTTGGAAAGGGAAAATATTAAACCCTTCATAAGACGTGCTAAACCTTGGTTGTTACAAGGGAGAACACTCTTTTTCACAGATGACGAGGTGTATCGGAAGATTAAGCATGTTGAAATGGGAGACATAACAACTGAAATTGAGGAACATGGTGAATTTGAAGTGGATTTCACTTTAGATCCCTTTGAATATACAGAGGATGTAAATCTAAAGCTGACCAAACCTGGTGTAATTTATAATCCAGGTACAATTGAATCTGATCCTAAGTTTTGGATTGTGGGAAATGGTACTTTCCGTATAACAATCAATGATATCTCTTTTCAAATAAAAGATGTGAATGGTTCTGTTGTCATAGACTCAGAAGTACTTGAAGCATATACCGATACCATATCAATGAACCATAAAATGGTTGGGCAGTTCCCTATATTGGGCGTGGGAGAAAATACAATAGAGTGGTCAGGAACAATTCAATTTATGGAAATTCGACCTAGGTGGAGATATAAATGATTACTTTATATAAACCAAATGAGACTGACTTTACACACAATGGTATAGGGGCTTTAGATAGAAATATTTATAACGCAACTGTTGAGGAAGAACTCAATGGTTTATTTTTATTTTCATTTAGTTATCCATTGTTTGCATCACATGGTTTGGAAATAGAGGGAATGAGCATCATTAAAGTTCCAACTCCTGATGGCGAACAACTATTTCGAGTGGCAGCTCCTAAAGTCAGTATGGGTGAGATTACAGCGCAATGTTATCACATTTTTTATGATTTAACAGAAAATCTAATTGAAGACATTTTCGCTGAAACAACAAATGGTAATGGGGCTATGAATCGTATGTCAGCAGGATGCCAATACAAGCATCCTTTTCAGTTTTATTCAGATGTACCAAAGATAGCAAGTGCACGTATTGTCCGTAAAAATCCTGTGGAAGCATTATTGGATTCTAGTCAAGACAATTCATTTGTTAATCGTTGGGGTGGCGAATTAAAACGAGATAATTTTGATGTGAAGATGCTACTAAATCGCGGTATGGATCGTGGAGTAGTGATTCGTCATAAGAAAGATTTATTAGGATATGAAGGTAATGTGGATTGGAAAAGTCCCATAACTAGAATCATGCCACAAGGTTTTGATGGGTTATTTCTTCCTGAAAAGTATGTGGATAGCCCACTTATAAATAAGTATCCTCATCCTAAAATTAAAGTGGTTGAATTTAAACATATTAAAGCAACTATTGGTGAAAATGCTGACGATGAAGATGCCATTCCGTTAGAAGAAGCATATAGGTTATTACGCCAGGCAGCGAAGGATATGTTTGCTATTCAAAAGGTTGATCAGCCTAAAGCAACTTATAACGTTAAGTTTCAGGAGTTATCACAAACGGAAGAGTATAAGGATTATAAGCATTTACAGAGTGTTTATATGGCAGATACGGTTACGGTTGAGCATCAAGAAGATGGTATTGATATAAAGGCGAAGGTAATTGCTTATAAATATGATCCAATAAAAAAAGAGTATCTGGATATAACCATTGGTAACTTCAAAGAATCCTTTACGGACGTTTCCGGTAGGGTTGACCTCGTACAAGAAGAGTTATCTAATATGCCAAGCTCTATTTTGGATGCAGCAAAAGCAAATGCTACAAGCCTTATTAATTCAGGATTTGGAGGACATGTCCGTATTTATCCAGATCGTATTTTAATTATGGATACGAAAGATGAAAAGAATGCTAAAAAGGTTTGGCAATGGAACTTGAATGGATTGGGGTATTCTTCCACAGGTGTGAATGGACCATATGGAACAGCTATTACAAGTGACGGAAGAATTGTTGCAGATTTTATTACTGCTGGCACGTTAAGTGGGAATCTGGTGCAAGGCGGAGAAATAACAGGTTCAACTTTGAAAACATCTAATTCAGCTAATTTTGTAAATATATCTAAACAATTTATTCGTCTCTATGAATCCTCGAAAGTAAGAGCCTTTATTGGGTATTACAAAAATAGTAGAAGTGAAATACAGCCCACTTTTATTCTAGGTGGTGACTCAGATCAAACAGGTGCAAATGGCGCCATCATGTTGTATCAATTCTCCGATGTAAATGTTAAGTCTGGTGGAATAGGAATCACAAAGGGACTCGATGGCAATGGATACTTGAATGCAGCTTCTTTATATTTTTCACAAACAGGGAATGCAATGCTCGATGCTGATAAAATGATTGCCCTAAATGCTCAAAGTGAGATGAGATTTAAGGTTAAAGATCAATTCCGCTTTTATCGTAATGACAATTGGATTGCAAGTATCGGGGTTGCATCTGGAGGGGATACAGATATCATGCTCCCAAATGCGATAATACGAAATTCGAGTTGGGACGATGGGTATATCCAAGTGAAAACGGCTCTTGGGACATATTATCAAGGAGTAATTGCTTCAGACTTCAAAGTTTCTTCAAAAGAAACATATAAAACCAATATCCGTCCTATTGCATTCAGCGCACTTGAAAAGGTAATGGAATGGGAAATTAAACAGTACAATTTGAAAACCGATATTCCAAAACTTTATGAGATGCGTATGAATCGTAAAGAAGGAGAGCCGACAATTTCTACAGAGGCAATTCCTACGCATTATGGTTTAGTTATTCCAAAAGAATCAGAGGAAAATGGTGTAGGCTTATATGGAATGCTTTCACAATTAACAAGTGCATTTCAAGAGCATGTAACTAAAACTAGGGCTAAATTCGAAGAAGTAGAGCCGATAAAGCCTAAAGGGAATATAAAACACAGGAACAAAGTAAAACGTCAAAGAAGATCACTTAGACGTGTGAAAAGGAATAGTTAGAGGGAGGTGTAGTTATGCGAAATGAGGAAATTATTATAGATTTAGCAGATCCTGTGTTTATAAAAACAATTCGTTCTCGACAGAATGACAAGAATGGGTTGAAGCTCACTGTGTACGCAAGAGAAAAAGGGCAGAATGTGGATTTAACAGGATATGTGGTTAAATATGAAGCGACAAATCATACAGGAGTATTTATTCGAGATGACGCTCAAATAGTTGATGCAAAAAATGGTGTGTTTTCCTATACGTTTACATCTCAAGCTGTTTCCACATCGGATGATTGGACAGCTTATTTTGTGATGGAAAAAAGTACAGAACGAATGAGTACACCAGATATTCGTATTACATTAAGACGTGATGTGAAAGAAGGAAATATTAAAATTGAAAATTATATTTCTGATTTTGATAATCTCAAGAAACAAATAGATGCTTTGCAACAAGCGGTTGATAAAATGGACGTCGTAAAGCGTTCAGGCGGGATAATGACAGGCTATCTAACAATGAGACCGACAATCGGTTCTAATATCGGAGTTGGATTCAATAGTGAGGATAAGGTATTAGATATCGGTCTTGTAGGAGTCTCGGATGGTCAATTCTATTTAAAAGACTGGAAAAATAATAAAGTATTATTTGAAAAATCGCCTACTGGGGCATTCAATGTTTTTGCTGATAATCTTCTAAAAAAAGCTGGCGACATCATAAATGGATTACTTGAATTTAAGAGTAATAATGCAGTTGTATTAGGAAGTCGTTCTTATAAGACAGTTATTCATAAAGGGGCGCAAGGAGAGTTGATATTTGCTCCTTCTACAATAGAACAAGGTGATTCTTGGGATTGGTCCAAACGTGTAGAATTTCGAACAGATGGTACTATTAGGCAAGCAACAGATACAGGATGGACTAAGCTTCCTACAACTGGGGTAGAGAATGTTGCTAACAGAGATATGAAATACAAGAGAAGTGGTGAAAACATTAGTGTAATTGGTTCAGTTCGAAATCCTCAAAATGAGACAGTATTCGCTACACTACCAGTTGGATTTAGACCCGTACAGCACATTGCTTTTCCAGCGCTGGCATATGGATATACACCCGCAGTTTGTGAAATTACAATAAAACCTGATGGGGGGATTTTCGTGAATGGTGTTCCGAGCGGGAGTACTGTTCATATTGCAATGAGCTTTTTGAGTTAGTTATTACGAATTAATCGTGCATAAGTAGATCTTTTTATTTTTTATAAAATAGAACTTTTGATTTGAAATTTCCGCGATGCATTCACCATAAATAAGGTTGTCTCATATTATGTAGAGATTGCTTTATTAAGATTTTAAAAGGATGTGAATACAGTGGAAGATGTATATGTAAAAATCGACAGTTTAAAAGCAGAACAAAAAGAAATTATGCGAGATATTCGTAATTTAGAAACTCGCACAACAATTAATGAGAAAGACATTGCCACAATTAATAAGCAATTAGAAAAGATTAGCATGAATACAACTTGGATTTTACGAATTATTATTAGCGCAATTACTATGTCAGTTTTGGGTTTAATATTAAAAGGGATGATCTAATATTTTAAAATAAAAGTACTTATTGAGAGAGGGACAAGCGTCTCTCTTTTTTATTATAAATAAGGAGATGGAAAGATGGATCGTATTGATATATTAACGAAAGCATTTATAGCTACATTCGGTGGCTTCTGTGGGTATTTCTTGGGAGGATGGGATGCAACATTGAAAATCTTAGTGACGATGGCAGTTATTGATTATTTAACTGGCATGATTGCAGCAGGATATAACGGAGAATTAAAAAGTAAAGTTGGTTTTAAAGGCATCGCCAAAAAGGTGGTGCTTTTTCTTTTAGTTGGAGCGGCAGCCCAATTAGATGCAGTGTTAGGAAGCAATAGTGCTATTCGTGAAGCGACAATTTTCTTCTTCATGGGTAACGAATTACTTTCACTTTTAGAAAATGCTGGACGAATGGGTATTCCACTTCCACAAGCCTTAACAAATGCAGTTGCGATTTTAGGTGGCAAACAAAAACAAGAAGATAGAAAAGGAGATGTTAAGTAATGGGACATATTATTGATATTTCAAAATGGAATGGTGACATTAAATGGCCTATAGCAAAGCAATACATTGATTTCATCATCGCTCGTGTACAAGATGGCTCAAATTATATAGATCCATTGTATAAAGGATATGTACATGCCATGAAGCAATATGCTGTTCCTTTTGGTAACTATGCATTTTGTCGATTTGTTTCTGAAAATGATGCACGAATAGAAGCTCGTGACTTCTGGAACCGTGGAGACAAGAGTGCGACAGTCTGGGTTGCAGATGTTGAAGTAAAAACAATGAATGATATGAGAGCGGGCACACAAGCATTTATTGATGAACTACGTCGATTAGGTGCTCAGAAAGTTGGTTTATATGTTGGTCATCATATGTATGCTCCGTTTGGTATGGCAAATGTAAAATCTGACTTTGTTTGGATCCCTCGTTATGGCGGTAACAAGCCAGCTTATCCATGTGATATTTGGCAATACACAGAGACAGGTAATGTACCTGGTATCGGTAAGTGTGATTTGAACCAATTGATTGGCAGAAAACCTTTATCTTGGTTTACAGGAGAGGAACAAACAGAACAATCTGTTGCTAATGGTGGCTACCAATATGTTAAATCTGGTGGATTTGGCATTTCACTGGTTCAGGAAGTCGTAAATGCTATGAATGAGCGTGGAACAAAAGGGAAGGTCGTCTCTGATCCATTAACTGGTTTAGCTTACTTACAAACTGAAGTACTACCTAATGGCGAGCTTGATAAGATTACAGCTTGGATGGATGAAAGAAACTGGTGGTACGAGTACATTAAAAAATAA